GTTGTAGAGGGAACTTATACCATGCAGATGAAGTGGATTAATCAATATCAACTTGGATGGAACCCTTGGCAAGCTCAACGTTCAGCTCAAGAGATGTATGATAGAATGTTTAATATGAAGTTCTTACCACCTGGTCGTGGATTATGGGCAATGGGTACTCCAATAACTGAAGAAAAGAAGTTATATGCTGCACTTAACAATTGTGCATTCGTATCTACTTCCACACTTAAAGAAGATTACTCAAAACCGTTTTGTTTTTTAATGGATGCATCAATGTTAGGTGTAGGAGTTGGTTTTGATACAAAAGGTGCAGGTGAAATAGTAGTTAAGGGTGTAGATGAAAGTAGAGATGATCAAACTTTTGAAATACCAGACACTCGTGAGGGTTGGGTAGAATCACTTAAACTATTATTAGAGAGTTATTTTCATGGACAGGCACCAATTGAGTTTGACTATACAAAGATTAGACCAGCAGGAGTTCCAATTAAGGGATTTGGTGGAGTGAGTTCAGGTCCTGAACCATTAGAAGAAGTACACGAAGAAATTAGAAAAGTATTAGAGAAAAATAGTGGAGAACCAATAACTGTAACAACGATTGTTGATATAATGAATTTGATTGGTAAATGTGTTGTAGCAGGTAACGTAAGACGAACAGCTGAAATTGTATTCGGTGATCCACATTCAGAAGAATATTTAGATTTAAAGAATTATCAAGTCAATCCACATAGAGATCAATATGGATGGACATCTAACAATTCAATATTTGCAGAATTAGGTATGGATTATACTGATGTGTGTAAAAGAATTGTAGACAACGGTGAACCTGGATTTGCGTGGTTAGAAAATATGAGATACTACTCTCGTATGAAAAACGGTGGTGATGATAAAGATCATAGAGCAGCTGGTGGAAATCCTTGTCTTGAACAAACACTTGAATCATATGAGTTGTGTTGTTTAGTAGAGACATTTCCAAACAATCACGATTCATTTGAGGATTATGCTCGTACATTAAAATATGCTTACTTGTACGCCAAAACAGTAACATTAGGTAAAACACATTGGCCTGATACTAATAGAGTAATGTTAAGAAATAGAAGAATTGGATGTAGTGTTAGTGGAGTTGCACAGTTCATTACTAATCACGGTTTAGGAGAATTAAAAGATTGGTTAGAAGATGGATATGATGTTATACAAGATTGGGATAAACAATATTCAGATTGGTTCGCTATACCTAAATCTATTAAAACTACTTCAGTTAAACCGAGTGGAACAGTTTCATTATTAGTAGGAGCGACACCAGGAATGCACTATCCAGAGTCAAGATTTTATATTCGTAGAATGAGATTATCTAAACATTCAGAATTAATAGGACCGTTAAAGAAAGCAGGTTATAAATTAGAACCAGCCTTCGGTTCAGAAGATTCTACAATGGTTGTAGAAGTGCCGGTAGATGTAGGTGAGGGTATAAGAACTGCGGCTGAACTTTCGATTTGGGAACAATTCAGTTTAGCCGCGTTCTTACAACGACATTGGGCAGATAACCAAGTAAGTTGTACAGCTACATTTAATCCAGAAACAGAAGCAGATGAATTATCACACGTTTTAAATTATTTTCAATATAAATTAAAGGGTATATCATTATTACCGAGACATGACTATGGTGCTTACAAACAAATGCCTTATGAAGCTATTACAGAAAAAGAATATAATAAACAAGTTAAAAAACTTGGACATTTAAGTTTCGTAGGAGTTGAAGGTGAAGAGGCTGAAGTAGATAAGTTCTGCAACAACGAAAGTTGTGAAATTCCTGGAGAATTAATAAAAAGTGCTTGACTTGTATTGCTTTTTATTCGTATATTCATATATGACAGATAGGGATTTCCTAATCTAAATGTATCAAAACATCTATTACGATAGAAGAATAAATAAAATGCATATTTGGGATGATAAGTTTGGTCATCAAACTTTTCGTTACAAAAAGTATGCCTATGTAAAAAATAGAGTTGGTAATTATGTTTCTTTGTACGGTGATAAATTAAAAAGAGTCTCTGATTGGGATAAAGATCAACCAGATTTATTTGAATCTGATGTTAATCCTGAGATAAGAGTATTAGTAGATAATTATACAGGTTCAGATGAAGCTTCTATCGGACATAAAGTGATGATATTTGATATTGAGGTAGAAGTTACAGATGGATTTCCGAATATTGAAAAAGCTGAAAATAAAATAACTTCAATAGCTTTTAATGATCCTATATTAGAAAAATATTTTTGTTATACATTAGACCCATCTAATAAATTGGAACCTAGTAATAGTGGTGATATTATAGAATCATTTAAAGATGAATACGATTTATTAAATGCATTTTTTAAAAAGTATATGGAAATTCAACCTACTATTTTAACTGGTTGGAATGTAGAATTTTTTGATGTTCCTTATTTGTATAATAGAGCTTGTCAAATTGTAGGACAGAATGTTGCTAATTTATTATCACCTATTAATATTGTTCAATGGAGTGATTTTCAGAATAGATATAAAATAGCAGGTGTAAGTATTTTAGATTATTTAGCTTTATATAAAAAGTATACATTTAGTCAACGACCATCATATAGATTAGATGCTATTGGTGAATATGAAGTAGGTGAAAAGAAAGTTGCTTATGAAGGTACACTTAATGATTTATATGAAAATGATTTAAATAAGTTTGTAGAGTATAACTTACAAGACGTAAAATTAGTTAAAAAGATAGATGATAAATTAGATTTTATTGAAATAGCGAGAGGTTTGGCTCATTTAGGTCATGTTCCATATGAAGATGTATTTATGAGTTCTCGTTATTTGGAAGGTTCTATTTTAGTTTATTTAAGAAAAAATAATATTATAGCTCCTAATAAACCCAAGAGAGATAAGAGTATTAAAATAGAAAAGTTTGCAGGTGCATATGTACAAGAACCACAATCAGGTAAACACGATTGGGTGTATGATTTAGATATTACATCAATGTATCCGTCTTGTATTATGTCGTTAAACATTTCACCTGAAACTAAACTTGGTAAGATAGAAGGTTGGAATCCTGAAGAGTTTTTGAAAAAAGATAACAAAAAAACATATTCACTCACTCAAGATGGAAATGTATTGAATAGATATACAGAAACAGAATTAAAACGTATGATGGATAATGAACAAATAGGAATTGCTACAAATGGTGTAATGTATCGTTCAGATAAAGACGGATTATTACCAGCGTTATTAAGAAAATGGTTTGATGAAAGAGTTGAATACAGAAAGTTATCAAGAAAGTTTCACGAAGAAGGTGATAAAGAAAAATCTGAATATTTTGATAGAAGACAATATCTTCAAAAAGTTGTTTTAAATAGTTTATATGGTGTACTTGGACTTCCAGCATTTAGATTTTATGATTTAGATAATGCAGAAGCTGTAACGTCTACTGGTCAATCTTTAATTAAGTTTACAAGGAAGATAGGTAATTCATTTTACAATAAAGAGTTAGAAGACACAAAAGACCATTGTATTTACATTGATACTGATTCAGTTTTTTATTCAGCGTTACCATTAGTTAAAAAAAGATTTCCTGATTTAGATGTTAAGAGTGAAGATAAAATGTCAAAAGCTATTTTAGAGATAGCAAGTGAAGTACAAGTATATTTGAATAAAGGTTATGATTATTTTGCTAAGAAGTTTTGTAACTTAGATAAACATAGATTTGATATTAAACAAGAAGTTATTGCTAAGAGTGGATTGTTTGTTACGAAGAAACGGTATGGACTTAAAATTATTAATGACAACGGTAAAAAAGTCAATAAAATGATGATTAAAGGTTTAGATACAGTTCGTTCAAGTTTTCCTGTAGCCATGAGAGAAATGTTAAGTAAAGTATTAGAAGATATTTTGATGGATGTTCCTAAAGAAAAGTTGGATGAGTTTATTATTAACTTTAAAGATAGTATGAAACTTATGGATTTTAATAAAATAGCTATTCCAATTAGTGTAAAAGGATTACGAAAATATAAAAATGTAGATGGAGACATATTTAAATCACATAAATTAGGAACACCAGTACACGTAAAGAGTGCTCTATACTATAATGATTTTTTAAAGTATAATAAAATATCAAGACAATATTCTGGAATATCTAATGGTGATAAGATTAAATGGATATATTTAAAACAAAACCCTTTAGGATTAAATACTATAGCGTATAAAGGTTATGAAGACCCTATAGAAGTATTAGATTTTATTAGACAATATATAAATCCTGAGAAATTATATAAACAAGCTTTACATAAAAAGATAATGATGTTATATGAAGCTCTTGGTTGGGATGAACCAACAGACGCTTCTAAAACAATAGAAAGATTTTTTTGATTTTAAGAAAACAAACTAATATATATGTATATATAGTTACAATTAATAGGAGAAGTTATGAATAAACAAAGATTAGTACGCTTTATCAATAAATATTATTTGAATGGTATAGCTGACTCAGTAGTATTAAGAAGTGAGTCAAATGAACAAAAGTTAGGTACAAGATTCGTATCAAGTGACAAAACATTATTAGGTACAATTATAATGGATAAATGGAATTTTGAAGACGCGAATATAGGTATTTATACTACTGAACAGTTATTAAAGTTACTATCTGTATTAGATGAAGACATTGATGTTTCAGTAACAAAAGCGGGTGATAAAACGATTTCAATGAAAATATCAGATTCAGCGTCATCAGTTAATTATATGTTAAGTGATCCTTCAATTATAAATGAACCTCCACAACTACAAACTATTCCTAATTTTGAACTTAGTATAAATATGACACCTTCAGTTATCAATAAGTTTATATCTGGTAAGTCTGCGTTACAAGATACATCTACTTTTACTGTTATCACTAATGAATCATCTACAAAGTTAGTTATAGGATATTCTTCAGTAAATACTAATAGAGTTACGATACCAGTAGTTACTTCAGAGTTTAGTTCAATTGATAATGTTTCTTTTAATGCTGACTACTTTAGTAATATATTAGTTGCTAATAAAGAATGTGAAAGTGCATACTTACAAGTTAGTAGTGAAGGATTAGCTAAAATTAGTTTTAAAATAGATCATTACACCGCTACATATTGGTTAGTAGCTACAACTGAAGCAGATTAATGTCTAATTATTTATGGGTAGAAAAGTATCGACCTTCCAGTCTTGACAATTACATTGGAAATGAACATCTAAAAAGTAAAGTCAAGGTTTATTTGGAGAGTGGCGACTTACCACATCTTTTGTTCTTCGGGAAGGCTGGTACAGGTAAGACCACTCTCGCCAAATTACTCGTTAATAATATAGAATGCGATTATCTTTACATCAATGCATCTGATGAAAATAGTGTAGACACAGTTCGTAATAAAGTTAGACAATTTGCTTCAACTGTCGGTTTTAAAGACTTAAAGATTATTATATTAGATGAGTGTGATTACATTACACCAAATGCTCAAGCTGCACTAAGAAACCTAATGGAAACATTTAGTAAACATTGTAGGTTTATCTTAACTTGTAATTATGTAGAGAGAATTATTGATCCGATTCAAAGTAGATGCCAATCATTTCAGATTATACCACCATCTAAGAGTGAAGTTGCAAAACATTTACATGATATTTTAATAGAAGAAAATGTTATGGATTCTATGGAAGATATAAAAGTTTTAGTAGATAGTAGTTATCCGGATATTCGTAGAGTTATCAATTCAGCTCAAAGAAACGTTGTTAATGGTAAACTTAAATTAGATACTTCAAGTATTATACAGAATGATTATAAATTAAAATTATTAAAGATTTTAGAAACACAAAATAAGAAAAACGCATTTAAAGATATAAGACAGTTATTGGTAGACAACAAAATTACAGATTTTGCTGATTTATTTCGGTTGTTATACGATGAAGTAGATAATTATGGTAAAGGTCATGTTGCAGAATGTATTTTGATTATTGCAAGATATGAATTGTCAGATAGTCAAGTAGTTGATAAAGAAATCAATGCTATGGCTATGATTATAGAATTATTAGGGGTTATAAAATAAGGAGTTAAAATGTATTTTGAAGCAACAGTTGTATTCATTGAAGAAATTCAAACTAAAAACGGAGTAAAAGAAAAGAAAGTTCGTAGAGTTTATTTAGTAGAATGTGATTCAGTAAGTGTCGCAGAAACAAAGGTAAATGAATGGTTAAAAGATTCACCTTTTGTTTTTGAAACTATAATCGCAAAACAATCAAAAATAGTAGATGTGGTAGAATAATGGTAGAAAAATATTGGGGTGAAAAGAAATCACCAAAACCAAAAAGTACGTCACCAAATGGTGGCAAACCAGAAAAACATATATCAGTTCATGAAAATAAGATTTATTATTATGCCGGTGTAAATAGAGATAGTGTATCTGAACTTAATAAAAAACTAGGAGAGTTAGAGTCTAGGAGTTTAACATTATCAAATAATTTAGATATAGAACCACCTACACTTAAATTGTTTATAAATTCAGGTGGTGGTTCAGTAGTAAGTGGTATATCATCTATGGATACAATACTGAGAACAAAAGTTCCAGTGCATACTTATGTGGATGGATTTGCAGCAAGTGCAGCTACCTTTCTATCAGTGGTGGGTGAGAAAAGATTTATGAGTAGAAACTCTTATATGTTAATTCATCAATTATCATCTCAATTATGGGGAAAATATTCTGAAATAGAAGATGAGAAAAAGAATTTAGATTTAATGATGGAAACAATAAAAAATGTTTACAGAGAACATACTAAAGTTCCTATGAATAAACTTGATGAAATTTTAAAACACGATTTATTATGGGATGCTAAACAATGTTTAAAATATGGATTAATAGATGAAATTATTTGAGGGTAATTATGGCTAAATATAAAAACAAAGATGGAATAGAATTATCATTTGAAGGGCATGAAAATGATAGCCACACACAACTAATAAAAGGAGTTGTTATAGAGGCTATTAAAATAGGGGATAGATCTGGATACTGGAGCTCTAATTGGAGAAGTATCAGAAGTTTCTTATCAGAAAATTTTTCTGTAGATATACCAAAATATAATACTACTGGTATGGTAAAACAGTTTGATACTGAAGAAGCATTATCACCATTGGAAATGCCTTGGGATGAGTTCGAAAAAATATAAAACATTTAACCCTATAAAAAATAAAGTTGTATACATTTCCTTAAACACAAGAGCGTTGGGAGATACTTTAGCGTGGTTTCCTTATGTAGAAGAGTTTAGGTTAAAATATGGTTGTTTTGTTAGATGTTTATTTAAGAATTCAGAGTACATAGAATTATTTAAAAACAATTATCCATCTATAGAATTTTTAGATAAAGAATACCTTGGTGGAAATAAAAAAGAAAAGTTAGATTATTTTAAATTACCATTAGAGGCACATAATAGTGTTTCATATAATATTGGTTTTAATTGGAATGATGTTAGAAAACAAATACCTTTACAAAAAGTTGCTTCTGATACATTAGGTTTAACTTACGAAGAGCGAAGACCAAGAATTGTTTACGATGAATTACCACCTCCAGTAGATGGTAAATATGTATGTATAGCGGTACATTCAACTGGTGGTCAATTAAAGTATTGGAATTATCCCAGAGGTTGGGAAATAGTAGTAAAGCATTTAAGACATAAAGGTTATAAAGTATTAGCGATAGATTTGAATGAAGAACAAAATTATGATGGGTATGAAAATATAATACCATCTAATGCTATGGATAGAACAGGAAAAATACCATTAAAAGTTAGAGCTTCAGATTTACATAACTGTTCCTTTTTTATTGGAACTGGATCTGGATTAGCATGGTTGGCTTGGGCTGTAGGGAAACCTGTTATAATGATTCACGGTATGACTGAAGATTGGTATGAGTTTCAGGATAAATGCGTTCACGTTCAAAATAAAGAAGTATGTCATGGATGTTGGCATAATCATAAATTAGATTTAAGAGATTGGAGTGCTTGTCCTGAACATAGGGCAACAGAAAGAATGTTTGAATGTACAAAAATGATAACACCACCTATGGTGTTTAGAGCTATTAATAAAGTAGAAAATGAATATTTATAAGTACAAACAATCGGAGTTCAATTATGAATAGAAACACTATATGGTCTGAAGAAAGAAGTGAGATAGCAACTTGGCTATCTGGTTACCTATCTATGATCAAAAAGTGGGTAGATAAGATTCTTGATAATGAAGATCATGATGTAAACAAAAATAAAATTATTAATTTATTAGATGAGTGGATCCAGTGGTTAGAAGATACTAAGAAAAAAATAATGATGATGCAGGATGTTACTCCTGTAGATAAAAAGAAAGAAGATTAATTAGTGGAAAAAAGGTTACATTTAATTTTAAAAAAAGATCCGTTTGATAGAATATTAGATGGAATTAAAACAATAGAATATAGAGAGAAAACGGATTACTGGAAAGTAAGATTGGAAAATAAAGAATGGGATACTATTCTTTTTAGACATGGTTATAGAAAAGATGCACGTAAAATGCTTATAGAATATAAAGGTATGGATATTACTGATAGGTATGAAATT